ACAGTGAGGCGTTCTTAGGTTATTTAAACGGTAACGTCATAAAGTACACACATCGTTGGCAGGACAAGAACGGTGTAGAAGACCTACGCAAAGCACGTTGGTACTTAGACAGACTTATAGAGGAGCAGTGTAATGTCTAGAATGGATGAGCTAATAAAGCTGTGTACAAAGTGGAGCAGCGAACGTGGTATCTTCATCAACGGCACAGTGCCTACACAGGCTTTAAAGCTAGTTAGTGAAGTGGGCGAGCTTGCTGATAATGTAGCAAAGCACAGGGACATTGCAGACGACATAGGTGACTGCCTTGTTGTCTTGAACAACCTAGCCATGATGAACGAGCTAACATTGGAAGAGTGTTTAGAGGTTGCCTATCTAGACATTAAAGACCGTACAGGCTACTTAAACGGTGCAGGTGTATTTATCAAAGATTCAGATAGAGGTCAAGCAGCATGAGACCTGTATATGAGAACAGCACCACACTAGCGGCAGAAGACAGGTTGGCCTCTAAGTTATCAGATCAATGGTCTTGTAAGACAACAAAGCTAGGTCGTAAGTACAAGGTGGACTATGCCTTATCTCGTGGCGGTGTAATCTACGCTTGGGCTGAACTAAAGAAAAGGAATATGCCTAGTAACAGATATTCTGAATATATGCTGTCGCTAGACAAGTATCTAACGGCTCAGACACTGGCACAACAGACGGACACAAAATGTCTGTTAGTTGTGGAGTTTTCTGACTGTGTTCTCTATGCTGACTTAGCTACTGTTAAATTTAGACTAGGCATGGGAGGCAGGAAAGATAGGGGAGACCCTGAAGACTACGAACCGTGTTGTTGGATGCCATTAGACCAATTTAAAGAAATCAATTTCACAGATATTACAGCAGAGATGGAAGCATTATGAGCGATTTTAGAAACAGTTTTGGTGAGTCAATATTCCGACATAAGTACGCATTAACGCCAACACAGACTTGGGCAGAGAAGGTTGACGACCTTATGCACGATGTCTGTACAGGTATCCTTAACAAGACAGACTCAGAGTATCTGGGCAACGCTATGAAGCAGTTTAAGTTCATGGCAGGTGGACGTTACATTTACTACGCAGGCAGGCAGGCTAGTTTCTATAACAACTGCTATCTGTTGAAAGGTGAAGAGGACACTAGAGAAGAATGGGGAAAGCTGACACAACGAGCAAGCGACTGTTTGATGAGCGGCGGCGGCATTGGCATAGACTACAGTGTCTTTCGTCCAAGCGGGTCACCACTAGGCAGGACAGGCGGGGAAGCGTCAGGGCCGTTGCCACTAATGAACTCTATAAACGAAATAGGCAGAAACGTGATGCAGGGCGGCAGTAGACGTAGTGCTATCTATGCCTCGCTGAACTGGCAGCATGGTGACGCACAGAAATTCTTGTCTGCTAAAGATTGGCACGCACTACCTATCGCTGAAGGCGTTACAGTCTTTGATGCTAAGCAGAACAACTTCAACTTTCCTGCACCGCTAGACATGACTAACATTAGCCTGAACTACGATGACAAGTTCTTAGATGCTGTTAGTAATGGTTTCTTACCTGAAACGTTTGTGCAGAACTGTCGCCAAGCATTAATGACAGGCGAGCCCGGATTTAGCTTCAACTTTGGAGATAAAGAAAATGAAACACTCAGGAATGCCTGTACAGAAGTCACCAGTGAAGATGATAGTGATGTGTGCAATCTCGGCAGTATCAATATTGGTGCTATTGACGACATTGAAGAGTTCAGGTCAATCGTACGAGTTGCCTCAATGTTCCTTGTCGCAGGCACACTTACCGCCGACCTACCAACCAAGAAAGTGTACGCTGTTAGACAGAAGAACAGACGGCTTGGCTTGGGCTTGATGGGTATGCACGAATTCCTACTGAAGCGTGGGAGTTCATACGAGGTTACAGAAGAGCTACACCGTTGGTTAGAAGTGTACCGTGACGAGTCCGAGAAGGCCGCTAACAGCCTTTGTGACGCTCTAGGTATATCCAAGCCTGTCGCCTACCGTGCAATCGCTCCTACAGGCACTATAGGCATCCTAGCGGGTACGACAACAGGTATAGAGCCGTTGTTTGCTGTTGCTTATAAACGTCGTTACTTAGTTGGTGGTGATAAGTGGAAGTATGAATACGTTGTAGATGCTACAGCGGAAGACCTGATCAAGACACACGGACTAGACCCTGATAAGATTGATACGTCATCATCAATGGTTAATGACTTTGAACGTAGGCTGAAGTTCCAAGCTGATGTTCAAGACTATGTTGATATGTCTATCTCATCTACCATTAACCTACCGCCTTGGGGCAGTGAAGGTAACAACGAAGATCGTGTGATGGAGTTTGCCACAATACTGGCTAAGTATGCTCCACGACTACGAGGCTTTACTTGCTATCCTGACGGTGCGCGTGGTGGTCAGCCATTAACGATGTGTAGCTACAAAGAGGCTATGAAGCACAAGGGTGTGGTGTTTGAAGAGAACAGTGAAGCTGTGTGTGCTTCTGGTGTCTGTGGCATCTAGTGGGTCGTTACTGTAACGGCTGTATAACGCTAAAAGAGGTTGGTTCAGCTTGTGTGTGTAGGATAGTCTGGGACGTAGATCATCTGCCACACAGCCTGAAGCAGCTTATGGAAGAAGACGAGAAGGTTAATGATTTTATTGTTAGAGGTAGGAAAGTAATAAAGCAGTTAACTGACGAGTAAGAAAAAGCCCTGTAGAGCATCCCAATCTCTACAGGGCTTTTTTGTTTACGTCCGCAGGGACGATCCTAAGGTAGCACAGAGGATTCTGTTACTTACGTTTAGTCATCTTAGGCTTAGTGCCTTTCTTAGCTGCTGCCTTCTTAGCTGCTGCTTTACCCTTTGTAGTGTAGCTGTATTTCTTACCATTTACCATTGGCATTGTCTTACTCCTTAGTTTACAAGTTAATAAATCTATGCTATTCTTTTGATGTCTGCCGCGCCTGTGTAGTACCTAGTTAGTCGGTGCAGGTTGTTGCTGCATCTGTGTCTGTTCCTGCCTATTCATTGCAGCCTTACCTTGCTGTATAGACGCTGCTGTTGTTGGAGCAACTTTACCAACGTATTCGTAAAACAACTTCAATAAGATGTCATTCTTCTGGGTTTGTGATTTATTAACAGCTAACTTATCAAAGCGTCCTATCCAGTTTGGGCTTGTGATAAAACCAACAAGCTCATTATCAAGTAATCCGTCTGTAACATTAGTCACTAAGTTTAATAGAACACCCCGCGGCCCACCGACACCTGCTGCCCTAGCTTCTGCTTCTTTTGTAGCAGATTTAAGAGCTGTATCTAGTGGACTGTTATTAACAGCTCGTAGTACAGGCTCAATCACTTCGACATTCCTGATTATATTGTTTCTAACAGCTTCGTCTGTTATGTTATTTAGTTCTGACATGAACTTATCAGTCTTTGCTGTATTTTCGAGATAGTTGTTATAAAAACTAGACGTAGTTCCTCTAGGGTTGTTTTTCTTAGCCTTATCTAAAGTACCTATTATTTTATCTTGTAGGAGAATTCTTTGATTTATGTTGCGAGACAACGCATACTCTGGAGCAAAAGTGTCTGCCATAGCTAATAAATCATTTCTTGCCTGTGCAAATTCAGCATAGCCTGCTTTTTTTGCTATTGACTCTTTAATTAAATCATCAACATATAAACGCATTAGGTGCAGATCACCAACCGTGTTCGGTTTAATGTCTATTATACCACCAGATCGTCTTATAAATTCACGTCTTCCTGTGCCTCTTATCGCATCATAAGCAGCTTGTAAGGTTTTGCTTTCTGCCGCAAACTCAGCAACCAAAGGAAAAGGGGTGTTATAAGCGCTTTCTGAAAACTGCCTAGCTGTGGCTCTAGCGGCGTCTGTTCCTTCTGGCACAATCCCTGCAACAATATCGTTGATGTTTGACTGAAGGGTCGCTTCACGTTTTTCTAATATAGTGTTTAAATCTCGTTTTGCTTTACCGAATAACCGAAGACCGCTTTCTCGTTCTACAGCTAAGGCATCTCTAGTTGCTTCGGCAGGGGTGACGAACGTATCTAGTTTTTTAGCAGCGTCTGTTGCTTCTTTTGCTGCTTCTTTTTGTATACCTTCTAGCCCTTTCCTCTCTATCATGTTAAACGGAGCAGTGGTCATTTTCTGTTGGACAGTTACAGCTGTTGGGTTAAGTAACTTGTTAGACAGGTATGCCCCGCCCGCGCCTGCCAGAGACGCCATAGCAACATTCTTCATACGTTCTGGGTTTAACAGGTTTGCATCTTTTTGAGTATAGGCAGGTCTTGTCAATCCTTCAAGAGCGCCTAAAGCCATACCGCCTCTAACAGTGGCAGCTAACGGTGCATTTAACGCTATTAAAGGAATAGCCACAGCAACATCAACAAGCAGCTGACCAAGCCCGCCTTCCTTTGCGTAGGGTGTCTTTGCGTAGGCTCTGGCTTCTTCTGCTATTTGGTTTGTATAGTCTGCTGTTGCTCCTTCTGGTATAGCGCCAACAGCTTCAAAGCCCATAGTCATTAGCTGCATTCCTGCCTGACCAATCTCTGTAGCTCGTCTTTTAGCACTAATTAAATTAGTCTCTACAGCTCCTTTTTTTAACTCTTGGTACTCAGAAGCACCTGACATATCTCGTATAGTCTCCTTCATATTTTCTGGAGAAGAACTTGACTGAGCAAAATTACGTATTGCGTCTACAACTGACTCATTGCTCATTTTTCGCTCCTTTTCATTTCCTCTAACCCAAGAAGTTCAACCTGTTGCTCTATGCTGCGCCCTGATGCTTTTCGCAAAGAAGCTAATACTTCAGTATCGTAGGCTTTTCCATCTCTTCCTTTAAATAACAACACGTTTGTAGGTATTTCACGCATATCAATAGAAGCTGCGTTAGGTAGTAGATCGTAAGCAGCGTCAGAAGCGTCTTTTAAATCATAATCTCCAAAGTAATCTGGATGCTCTGCTATTTGTGTAAACACCTCTGCGGCAGAAGCCAAAGCAAACTGATGAACTACCGAAGCGCTAGTGCCTTCTTCTGCAACGCCTCTATACATTGCGTTAATCGCCAACGGCAGTATTTCCTCTACTGTCCTCTGTATCCACACTTCTTGTGTGTCTTGGAAACCTAGTTGAATGTCCTGTAATAATTTAATATCAGGCTCTGTTACAGGAGCTACTAAACGCACAATAGGCAATATACCTTCAGTTTTAGAGTTTGTAATTTGCCGCCTGAGCTGCTGCTGTGGTTCTTCTATTAAAAGATTAGGCATTGCTCGTGTAAGTTCTGTTGGGCCGACTATAGATTCTAAATAAGGATTAAACGCAATACCTAACACTTTTTTAGCATTGCTCTTATAATTAAAAGAGTCAACATCAATAGATGTGCCTGCGGGTTGGTTTAGCTTGCCAAACTTTTTACCTGCATTGCCCGACAACACTGAGTCATCTATGCCAAGAACTCGTCTATAGTTGGCGTCATTCTTATCAAATATTACTCTTTCTGGTATTCCAGAATTGTTTAATACAGTCTCTACAGTGTAATCAGCTTCTGGACTTCTAATTGACTCTAGAGCAAAATCTTTAGCAGCGGCAGCTCCTTCCGCTGTTGCAGGAAACAGTGTTGTAAATTGATCTGCTAGTTCAGGACTAACTTTTCTCATTATTGTAGCTGCTGAGTTTATAGTCAAACCTGCATTAGCATTCTCTAATGTTTCTTGAGCTGCTTTTTCTACCCTGACTCTTTCTTGTTCAAGTCTAGCAGCTTGGCTAGCAAGTATGGTTTCTTCCCTTCCTGAAACTAATGATTGACTTTCTGCTGCTTTTTGTTCGTCTTCTGACACCTTTGTAGTTAAGTCAGCAGCAGCTGCCCTAAACTCTGACGCTTTAATAGGGTCTATTGATTGATAGATATTAGCAGCCTCTATCAAACCTTTTGGTGTTGACATATCTATCTTAGCGTCTTTTAGCTGCTCCATAGCCTTCTGAGACTCAGTACGTGTGTCAATACCAAGCAAACCTGTCGCAGACTGCTGTAACGCACGACTACGCTCTGGGCCGTAGTAAGCAGCCATACCACCTAACGTACCTACAAGGTTAGCCTGATTAACTGCGTCATTCTGTTGTAGGACACGTTCACGCTGTTGCTGCTCTGGGTTTGGTACAATGTCAGAGAACAAAGACGCAATATCTATATTAGCCATAATTAATTTCCTTAAACAGAGAACCCAAGATCACGCATTGCTTGTTCAGTAGCGTCTTTTTGAGACATTCCTGTAGCCATGTATGATTGCGTATATGCGTTTAATGCAGCGCTAGTTCCGGCATCGACAGCAGGCCCAGTGTAGCCACCTGTAGCGGCATTACTAAGACCACCTGTTAATAAATCCTTACCTTTATTAAACAAACTTTCAAACAAACCTGTCTGTTCTGTCTGACCTGTAACAGAATTAGCTTGCTGACCACCCAACAGATTAGCAATAGCCTGTATCTGCTGTTGTTGTAGGTTTGCTGCTGCTATTTCTGCACCAAGCTGTGTCTGCTGACCAGACTGTAACATTGTAGCGCCTAACTGAGCGCCTTGACGCTGACCTGCGCCTGCTATGTCTGCTGCCTGTAGTGCAGGTGATAACGTACCCAGTAACGACTCAAGAGGCTGATAAGAAGCTGATAGAGCATTCAAACCCATCCCACCTGCTAACTGTGTTCTGTTACGGAATTCCTGCAACGCTGCTAGTCTCTGGTTAGACTCTTGTGCTTGCTCAGCACGAGCCTGCTCCATAGCGCTAACGCCAAAGCCTGCGTTCTGTTCTGCTATAGCTTTCTCAAGAGCTAACGCTTCTGGTGTACCACCAAACATACCTGTCTGAACACCTAACCTGCCTTGCCCTGCTAGTCTCTCTTCTAACTGTAGTCTTGCTCGTTCTTGCTCAGGAGCAACACTGGCTTGTAAACGAGACATAATGTCTGCTTCACGACCTGCAATGTTACCGTTTGCAAGCATATTCATCAGTGCAGTCTGTTCTTCTTCTCGTGCTGCCGGATCACCTAAGTAATCAAACATACTACTACCAAAGCCCTGTAACTGACTCTGTATAGCTTGCTGCTCAGGCGTCATTGTGAGTCCAAGATTGCCTGCTTGGTCAAAAGACGCACCACCAACACCAGAAGTAACAGTAAAGGGTTTGAATTGGGTTTGTGCTTCTAAGTTAGTAGCACCTGTCTGAGCGCGGGTAAGCGCCTGTTCACCAATACCCTGAACATCTTTAATACCTTTATCGAAGCCATAAATAGCCCCAAGACCGCCAATCGCATCAAAAAGACTCATTATGTATTCCTTCCGTTGTTGTTCATTCTTTTGCCTCGTAAGATTCTATCTACGTACTCTGGACGCAGGTAATCACTCTCGAATTCTGTTTTAAATATATTGTTAGCTATTGGTGAAGAAAGCATACCCATCATTATCAAACCTGTAGCTCCGTCTTTACCGTCTTTACCGTCACGTCCGTCACCGCCGTTAAGTCCGTCACCACCGTCTTTACCGTCTTTACCGTCAGTTCCGTCATTACCGTCTCTGCCATCGTTTCCGTTAGTCACCACTGTGCTAGGCTTGACAGACGTTCCAGTGGTTAGCGTCTCTCCTGTGTTCTTGGTGTCTGTTGCAGTATTAAACACGTCACCTGTTCCAGTAACGTCTCCAGAGCCATCCACAACAGTAGTATTGGCAGGCCCAGTAGTAACACCACCAGTGACAGTAGACGTAGCGCCAGTGCCGCCACCTGTAGTAGTCGTTGTTGCATTTGTAGCTCCTACAGGGAACGGCCCCATGTTGCTATTGTCTACAGTACTAGAACCTCCTAGTAAGCCGTCACCGCCAAGCGTTATAGTAATGCCTGATGTATCATCACCACCTGTGTCTGTTGTATCTGTGTCTTTAGTATCGTCACTAGCATCTCCTACCTGCTCTATAGACGCTTCTCCAGTTAACGGATCAAAAGTAACAGACTTAGTAGCGCCTGTTGTTGCTGCGTTAGGGTCAAACCCACTTACTGTACTGGCGTCTAGTGTCTCACCTGTATATATCCTATTGCCATTCTCATCAAAAGGAGCATAATGAAAAACACTGTTATCTGCGTCATATACAAACTCGTAGTCACCAACAATACGATCGTCTGTAACTACATCACCCGCTTTAAGACCACCTGTAGCTTCTGAGGCAACAGTAGAGGCTATAGTGTCTACATTTCCTGTTAAGTCAGGATCGCCTCCTAATAGATCTGAAGCAACTGCGTCAGCTACTGGGTCTACATTAAAAACGTCTTGAATTGCTTCTGTTGCTGCTCTGGCTTGTGCTGCTGATGCCTCAGCTGCCGCTGACGCCGCTGCTGCCGCTGCTGCTGACTGTGAATTAACAACATTAATGCGATTAGATAACAACCCAAACTTGTCTGAAGGAGAAAAAGGATCTAAAGAATTAGGATCGTGTGGTATGCCTTCAGCTGTTAACAACTCACTTAGAGCTATTTTCTTGTCTTCGTTAGACATAGCAGAGGCTCTAATTTCGTCAGATCGTTTTACTACCTTGTCTACTTGTTCAGCGGATATGTCTTTCTTAGGCGCTTTGCTAGGGTCTACATTGTCAGTAACGCCTGCACCTACGTTGCCGTTGTTACGATCATTAGCAGCAGCCATAACACCGCCGCTATCGCCAACAGAGTTGTAAACAGAACCTAAATCTACAAGCATTCCGCCAAGATTACCCAAGCCTGACTTGCCGTAAGAAGTTATTGAACCTGCAATGCTACTTGCTAGTGGCGCTACGGTAGTACCCATACATTAACTCCTTAGTCGCACAGCTCAGCTAGTGTCTTCCAATCGTCAGCCGTCCATCCTGAAGTATCGACTTGGGCGGGAAGCTCAACGGTGATTCCTGAAACGTTAGCCCCAAGCACAGCTCCGGCAGCGTTAGTGTTGCCCCTAAGACACGCCATAGCGTTATCTTCAGATGTAATCTCAAGACTGTTTAGCTGTGTGCAACTGGCTAGTGTCAGTGCTGCTAGTGTCAATAGTAATGTCTTCATTTGAACCATCCTGTTATCCATTGGTATGTTCTAACTGGGTAGTACAGCGCACCTGATCTAACCCGCCCTAAACCTAAAACACGTAAAGCCTCTCTAAAGACCTTGTCAGCTTGCTTCTGGTCTGTTACAATCTCTAACTCTACACCGTGTGTACAAAGATAGTCATGAACAACAGCAGCCTTTCTATTCTTAGCATTAGCGACAGGTACGATAACCTGCATAATCTGTGGTACACTGGCTAGGTCTGTAAAGTAACCT